CACCGTCTGCTTCAGCAACTTTAAGTTTCTGAGCAGCATAGGTTTCAAGTGGTATATTCCATTTATTAGCAAGCCTAACATCTTCTTTAGAAAGTTTGACTTTTCCTTTTGAGGAACGGGGAGCAGAGCGCGAACTGGTCCCAACTACTTGAGCAGGTTTTGACGTATTGTCCTGCACACGTTTTTGATTTTCTTCCACAGTTTCTTTATCATTAGTAAACTTATGCGGAAAAGCTTCTGCAAGCCGCCGATCAATTTCATTATAAAATTCTTCATCGTTGGTATCAAACCCTTCTTCTTTAAGTTCTTGATCTAGAGCCAATGCTGAAACAGTTAGAATTTTATCTTTACCAAACCATTCGTTTTTAGATGCCCACTTTTCTGCTTTTGGATCAGCAGTTGCTTGAGCAGCAGGTTGAGGTACTGGTACTGGTTCAACTTCTTCGGCAACGTCTTCCATTTGTGCTTTAGTAAGATTTAAATATTTTAAATCTACTTGGGCTTCGTTAAGCATTTCTTGAGCTTTCAGAAGCTTTTCTTTTTCGCCACCTTCAAACGCTTCCATGTACGCATTACGAGCAAGTTCTTGTTTATCCGTAAGTTGTTTTTCAGAAGCATCTAGGTTTAGTTTATTAACTTCACTAAAAGATTTTTCTTTATTTTGTAAAGTTCTAGATAGCTCTTCGTTGTGAGAAAGCAATTGAGAAATATGATCATCTCTTTCTTTCCTTTGACGAACTAGCTGTCGTATTCTTTTCTCAGCCCCCTTAGTTTTAATACCTTCTAGTTCTGAAGGATTTTCTTCTTGTACAGGAGCAGCTTCTTGGGTCTCTTCTTCTACTTCATATTCTAGTTCTTGATCAGGGAGGTCTACTTCTTCCCAGGTTTCTTTATCTTCGTTCATTATATTACTCCGTTGTTTACGAGACAATCGTTTTTACGTTATACACTATTATACCATGGTTATAGTTAAAGTACAAGTCATGCAGAGAAAGTAGTTAAATTAAATGTAGGATCAAGATACGCAGGGTTCTCAACTTTTAGCATGATTTGATCATCAAACAATATGATTAATCGTACTCCTTTATAAAATAACTTAGTGCCTGTATGTTTACCGTAACAAATATAATCTCCTTCTTCACACCAAGGACCAAGGGGAAATTTATCTTTATCTCTATAAGACATATCACCTAGAGCAAGAACACGCCCTACTGTAGTTAGATATGCCATATCATCCTTTGTCGAATCAGGTAGGATGATACCTCCCTTAGTTTGTGATTTAATAGATACAGGTCTAATAAGAACATGGAAACCTGGAAGTTCTGGTAGAACATCTGGATCAGGTTGCTCGTCTTCATCAGTAGTCCATAGATTGTTCTTCATCGCTTTTCCTAAATGAGCTTGTTGCATGTCACTCCTCTTTAATATAAAGTTGTTTGTTTACAATATCTTTTAAGTTATGTTTAGCCCACTCTAGGCCTGTTACATATCCTACAACTTGTTTGTAGTCGCTGTAATTTTCAGCATGGCCTTGAGATAAACTATCTTTATGTCTCTCTATTTCTTCTTGATATACTTGTATAACAATATCAAAGATATCCATTAGACATATTTAATTTTACTTGGCTTTGGCATTTCCCAGTATTTAGGATCATACTCAGCAAGCTTAGAACGAGTTGCTCTGCTTCCTTGAATATCTTCCTTAGTCCAATCACCATACGAACTACCACGCTCTACAACATGTGTAGGCTTACCGTCTGTAATTCCTTTGTGATCGTTTGGATAATGTATCTTTCCGTAGTTAGGCATTAGGAATCTCCTTTATTAAATTTAAAATCATATCAACTGTTTTCATATCAGTTTTATTTTTCATATTAGCTTCATCTTTTAATAGTTCAGTCATACTCTTTTTTTCTAAGCCTTCTTGATTCATCTGAGCCGTTAAAAGTTTAGTCATCATTTCAATAGCTTTAATAGATTCTTTACTAGCCCTATCTTCTTGAGCTTTTTCGTCTTTCATTGCTGTAGTGATACCAGCTTTTGTAGCTTCTAGCATATGTTTATTTTCTTCAAGGTCTAATTTTTTATTTTCCAAAGCTGACTCAGCAGTATTAGTAGCAAGGTCCATCTGCATCTTTTGTTTCTCTAGTTCAACCTTGGCTTGCTCAAGCGAAACCATTTGTTGTTCTGGCGATTGAGCTATGCCCATAGCTTGATTAGCATTCTGTACTTTCTTAGCTGCTTCCATCAAGGCCATTTCAATAACTTCTGGTTTCTGTGCAGACTCTGGATTAACTGTTCCTAGTTCTTCTTTTGCCATACCATTAACTTGCTCTTGATATTTCATAACAGAATGTTCTTGAATGTTAGCTTGAAGAACAGGCTGTACTCTTTGCATAATAGGATTGGCTCCATTCATAGGGTCTTGTAAGTAAGCCATCTTTACTTGAATATGAGCATCATGGTTCTGTCCTGGAAATGCAGCAATAGGGATACCTTTAACTGCTGCTAGAATATCTGAAACAGGATCAAGAGACTTAGGTTCTGGTTTTTGAGGAAGTATCTCATCTAGGTTAGGCATATTAGCTGCACTAAGAATAGTTCTATTCAAAGCTTCTGTGTTAAACATACCTGGAGGAGACTGTTGTGACATTTGTAATGCCATGTTAGCCAGCATCATTCTGTGAGCATTAGAAGGAATGTTAGGATCACTAACAGGAATGATATCTACCTTACCATCAAAATCTGTTTTATAAATATTACGATCTTCAAAAGGAACTTCATAAGGATATTCTTGTGGGAGATAATCGTGATCAATTTTAGCTAAGATTTTAAATTCATCTCTTTGAGATTTATGTAGTCTCTTATGAATAGCTGTGAAGAATTTACTAGAAGCTTCTAACAAAGCCATAGTAGTACCCACAGGTCCATAGGAGGCAGCATCTGAAACAATTTGTTCAGTGCTGTCTGCAAACTTCTGACCAGCAGCAGTTACAAATTGAAGCATATTGTAGAGCGTCGCGGAAGGCTCTTTATAAGGGAGAGATATAATTGCCTTGTTCAAATCAATACCAGTTGCTTCAACCTCCTTGAACTCTCCTGGGGCTATAGGCTCATTGTTGCCTACCATACGCACACCTTTAGCCTTAAAGCCCCCTGGAAGATTCGCGAATTGACCTGCATCTATCAATGCTCGCATCGCAGCAGTAGCACTCATAGTCAGATTACCAAGGAAGTGCATTAGTCCCAGACCATAAAATCCAAATCCTGGAACAAAACGATAGTGTACAAAGTGTACATTCTTTTCTTTTGTAGGATCATCCTTGGAATAGTTTCTACGGATACTGAGTACACTTCTAGATTGTTCTTCTATCGTAACAATGTAAGGAAGAGACTCTCCTTCTTCTGACTGACTATCTTCAATATCAAGATAACAGTGTTGTTCTAACAACATATACTGTGGATCAGAATCACTAGAAGCAGATAGTCCTATAATATTATCCATTTTTTCTGCAAAAGAAGTAGGATTAATCATACCTGGTTCAGGTAAATCAATATCTGCATACATCTCTGCTTTAATTTCTCTGTATAAATCTACAGGACTTTTATAAATAACATGTGTATATCTATCAGCATTACGTAAATTAGAAGCGTTATAAGAAACATAAAACTGATCAATAGGAATAAACTCTGAGGCTGGTCGTTTAAAAGAAGCATCATAATATATTTTCTTAAACGCAGACCCTATCAAGGGGAGATGAAAAAGCATTCTTTCAAACTCATCAAAGTATTCTGGCATCTGTTCAGTAAGCTGGAAGTTCATAAAGTTTTGAACACGCATTGCTTGTTGTTCTTTTTCAACAGTATGCTTTCCTAGTACTTGTGCTTTAACAGGACCGTTAGGAGGAAACAACTCTTGTGATGCTTTTGCTTGGAACTTAACTGCTGATTCAATCAACAACGGATGTACTGCTGTACAAGCACCTTGAAAAGGTTCTGATGTTTCTTCTATTTTAAGACCTAGTAAATCAAAGCCTCGTTCAAACATAGACTCCCATTCACTTCTAGATGATTTATCAGATTCATAATTATCATATAGAGTACTACCTATATCTTGTAGATCGCCTTCATCAAGATCATCTCTTAAATTTCTATACCATTCTTCTACAGATTCTTCTGGTCCCATCTCTGCTTCAGAAACTTCTTCATTAAAATCTACAAGAACACCACCTTCTGAGTCTACTTCAAACGTAGCACTAGACTCATCTATTGTAGGCATAGGAATGACATTATCCTGTGCAGGATTTATTTGCTCAAAGGGGTTCTGTTCAATTGCCATTTTTATAGGTATCCTTGTATTTTAAATCTATATATTCAAAGATATCTTTTTGATATCTACGCCACTTACCTTTACACATCTTAGGGATATTACAGTCACATTCTTTTTTTGTACAACGATAGTTTTGATATTTAGGTCGTACTAAAGAATGATTAATATTATCTTCAAACGACCACATTGCTAGACTTATCATTACATCTACACGGTATGCTTTTACATTTGTTACACATTATTTATTTCCTTCTCCTAAGTATTCTTTTCTTTTATTATACCACTAAACTCTCCAGTATGCAACCCTCTTCTGTCTTCTTTCATCTTCCCAAGTTGGATCGTCTGGATGTGTAACATGCCAGGATTCCTTTAAATAATGAATTGCCATTACCAAAGCATCTACCTGATCATCATGAGCAGCATGTGGAAATCTAATAAGCTCTTCTATTAATTCATCTGCCCATTTTTTATTTTTGGGTATCCATACTCTACCTGCTTCCATAATAGGAGATGCTGCATAGGCTCTGGCTATCTTGTCTCTGTCAGGTGTATAATCTTTTACAGGTAGTCCGCTACGCCTCATATCTTGTATCAAGGATTGCCCACTGGCTTTCTTTTCTATGATACACACATCTGGTCTGTGTTTACTATATAGCATCTGTGCTGTTCTTCTAAGCTCTGGATATTCAAATCTACCTCTGACATTTCCCAAGAGAATTAAATTAGGAGCAAAATCTTCTATACCATTCTCATCCTGTTCAAACATAGAAAAGATACCCCATGTTTGGATAACACTAAAGTCAGCAGTAGTTCTAGTAGAGAATGCTGTATCGTATGTTTGTATTATAAACTCACATGTAGGAGGTTCTTCATGTTCCCACTCTTGTAACCATTTCTTTTTTATAAGACCACCTTCTTCTGGTGTCGGGTCTTGCATATACAGAGAGTTCCAGTAACGCGAACCATTAGATGCTTTGATCTCTGCTTCATCTATTTCTAATATTTCTTTTGGTTTCCATTCTGGAAAATACG